CTAACATACATATTATCTTTTTCTTTATTGTAAACACCTACAAATATGCTGTTCCCTATCTGCACAGTTTGTACGTTCTTACTTCCAATCTCTTGAACTATCTTTGCAGCGGCATCTTTTCTACTAACATTTTCTGGTATTTGCCCTGAACTTTTCATATTCTCTATAGCCCCAAACAACACTTGGTTATAACTTAGTTTTTCTTTCTTGCTGTCTTTTAGCTCCATTACGTTACCTCTAGCAAACTAGCTACTACGTGCAGTCTGTTAGCCGTTGCTGCTGTTACCTTTAATATCTCTGAAGCATCTACAACGAGGGGTGCAGACAGCAGTTCTACCGTGGCATTAGCACTTACAGCCTTTACTTTATAAAGACTAAACACATCCGACCCACTTGTTAGGGTCAATGTTATAGTATCAGCGTTACCTGAGTCTTCAGATACTAATATAGATTTTACAATGGCTGTGGTGCTTGCAGGGCATGTATACAGCGTGGTTATGCTTGTGCTTGATAGGTCTACTTTTGCATTTTTAAATGTGTTTGCCATTATCCTAGGAACCACGATTGAGCATCGACTTCGCTTTTTAAATCAGTCTTTCTAAACTGCTCGTCAACCTGATTAAAATACAAACGCAACGCATCGTTTAACTTCATAGCCTCTTCTTTACTATACTCCGTGCTAGGTAAGGGCAGAGGAGGTGATCTAAACTGAACATCTATTCCTTTGGATGTAGGCACTATCGTCTCCCATCAGGACGCATGTCGAGTCGGGTAGCTCCCAACTGCCATTGTACGCCTGTTCTAGCTGATTGTATCTTTAAGTTTAGCTGTCGTCCTCTAACACGTATGTCAGCGCGGTCTGTAAAAGCCTCCACAGGTGTTGTAGCAGAACGTGTTACGGTAGCATCACTGTTTCCGCCCTCAGAAGGAGTGGACTTTATACCTGAACCTGAAGATTCTAGGGGGTCAAGTGTTAAGGTGACAGACGGATTATCCACTGTAGACCCATCAAAAGTCACATCAGGTAACACACGGTCTACTAAAAAGAACCTATGCCCATCATCAAGATCAAAGTCTGCAGAGGTTATAAACGCAGTTATCGCTGCAGGTGTGCCTGTGACGTTGTCAACTAGCCCCTGTTCATGCTCTACTAAATTACTTGAGGTGGTAGCCGCTAACGGATGGTCTCTAGCACCTGACTCTACCCATGCTGTCCGTGTTAAGTTGCCAAAATACCACACGTTTTCAGAGTAATTATATATGATGTATCTATCTGGCACAGTAGAGCTAGCAGAACAGTAAAACCACCATATCTCGTTAAACGACTCGTTTGTCCCTGCAAATACTTGATCTGTCTGATCGCTGTTAAAATCATTAAATACATACCTACGTAGGTTACAGGGCAGAGTTTCAGTTCTACCGTCATATTTGTAAAACTTATCTGTACCCATCCAGTAAGCTACACCGTTTGCGTACGCCACAGCATTTTTAGAGGCTATGGATATGTTCTCTCCAACCAACGTAGCCCCCCACACCACGGGCGCACCTACATACTGTAAGCTGTATAACGCGGCATCTGTCCAAATTAACACAGCCTGACGTGAGTTTGCCCCTGCAACAATCTCAGAACCTTGCGAAAGACGTAAACTACCTGCTTGGTTTGTTGCTGCAGGTGTCCAGTCCACTAAGCTTTCTTGGTCAGACCATCTAATCAACAAGGGATCTATGTCAGAACTTCCTACTGGGTTAACCCCCAAGCAGAAAACGAAACGACTCACGTCGGACACCACTACATTGTTGTGTGTGGTAGGCACACCTGATGCACCTGCCAGTCCTGTTACAGCTACGGCTCTAGTAGAAACGTTATTTGTAGCGTCCCACACGTACAAAGCACTACCCCTAAATCCTATTATAAGATCCTCTCCAAAGTTCTGTTGATGCCATAAACGAATACCAAATGTAGTTGTACCACTATTGTTCCATGTTGTACCTGACTCGTTCCATGCACCTCCGCCCCAGCCTGTGATGGGAGTCTGGCCTTCTTTACCTATATTTTCTTGGTATTGCACCACTTCATCCGCTCCAGATGTACCATTACCTGAGTCACTACCCGTAGCTGTGGCTGTAGCTGTAAACGTATATACATTTGCTGATGTGACAGCTGTGACTATATGTTCTGTATTCAGCACTGTCGCTGTTATATTACCTCCCAGAGTTACAAACCCTGAGAAAGTAACGAAGTCTCCTACACCTACACCATGTCCATTGTCCGTCACAGTTATTGTGGTAGATCCGTTTGATGCCGATAAGGTGGCCGCGTTCGTTGTGGTCTTACGTAGAGGAGTTACATCATAGTACGCCCCACCTTGTTCTATATAAAACTTTTTATGTGTACCAACACCCACCAAAGGTATGCTACCAAGAGTTGTCCAAGCACGTAGAGATCGTGCTGTTCCTATAAACGTGTTAGTAGATATACGTGTCCATCCTCCTATTTTTTCAGGGCTACCTTGACGAAAACGTATCTTATCACAGTCAAACCATCCACCCTCGTTAGCATAACGAGTATTTTCACGATCTACACCAGATTTAAATACTAACTTCTTTAGAGGCATTGTCTTACATCAACTCAAAATGTGGTCCATCTATGAACGGGCGACGACCTTGAGATCTACGTAGGTCTATGTAGGCGTTCATAGCTTCTTCTGCTGTACCTTCCCAATCACGGAAATCGTCTATGTGCCATGCCGCACCCCACCTAATTTTAACGCCTTCTCGCACGGCTGCTTCTTTCATTGCATCGGCTATGTCATCGTACAGGTTCAACTCCCAGCTCGCCCGTCCAGAAACATACGCCATTAAATCAACGGCATCTCCTGTAAGGTGTTTTGACTTATGTGTTTGCGATGCTCCACGAGCTACAAGGTCAGCCTGTTCTGCTTCCGTCCTTAAACCACAGATCACTCCGAAATCGACGTTACTCACCGTAATGGCATGCGTAACAACTGAGTGCATTTCATTCTTTACTCCGTCTAATCGTCCTAAACTTCTTTGTGATAATTTAAACGCCATTTTGTTTCCCCTTTGTGTCTGTTTTAAACGCCTTATCTACACTGCGCATTCCCGCAATTCCTAGCATTCCGAGCAATAACGGCATCATTACACTCATATCCGCTTGTGGTATTATTATACCAAATCCTGCACAGATTGGCGATACGAGGTAATTTATAGCGAGGGACAGCCCGCAGATCCAGCCAATCAAGGGTCGCCACGACGACTGAAACCAATTTCCCTTGGCTTCCTCCTGATTTACTTTAATTTGCGCGAGTGCCAGCTCCTTCGCATGTTTTTCGCCCATAGTAGCTATCTCGTGTGCCAAGGCAGCTTTTTGATCTTTATCTTCTACAAACTTGTCTAGCAACCCTGTGACAGGTCCTACAAGCGAGGTTAATAAACTCATTTTACTTCTCCTTTATCTGCTCTCTTTGCAAGCTGGTTAAACCCGATGAAAGAGGCCAAAACGCCCATGTTAGATAATACCCAAATTTCAGCGATGCCTGAGAGGTGGTCAATTCTTTCTATAGGAACAAGGGGTGTCATTAGCACTATAATAAAAGCTGTTACTGTAAGTGCTGAAAACCACACAAGGTAACGTTGTTGGTCTTCTTTCTTATCTCTATTCTCTAAAAGCACCATGCGTTCTTTGATAGCCATCTCTTTATCGGTTACCATACCATCACCATTAGTGTCGGCTTTCTCCCAGACTGAACCTTTTTCTAATGTTTTCTGCGCCATTTTACCTCTTAAAACTATCGTTTAATGAATCTACCACACTATCTATATTTGGTTCTTTACCGTTTGGATCGTATTTACACCTAAACTCAACAGGACACTCGCCTTCTACAACTAAACTATAAGTATTATTGGCTCCTCTGTATAGACAAACTTGTTGACCATTCTTAGCTTTCACTCTTTTGTATCTCCTGCATGTAACATACTTTGGGTCTTCTCTAATGCCT